CGGACAAGACTCCTTTAAATGAATTGTTTAACAAAGCTGTTCCAACAGAAGAGACGGAGGATTGGCTATATCCTAGCCTTTTCAGGCCCGATGATTTCTAAACGGGACAGCAGTGAGTCCTTTTATATAAATAGGTGTTGTCTTGATTTCATATATAGGTGTTGTCTTGGTTTCACATTCTGTTTGTCGCAAATGTGCTGGGTCTTGCGACCGTAGCAAGCATGAATGTGTTAAATAACTGTTAAATCATTCATTATTTCGTTCCGTAATTTGGTGGTTTCGACCAAAAGCCGTACCTTTGCACCCGCAATTGAGATTTTGGTCACACCGATTCGATTGTTTATGGTTACATCGCGGAGTGGAGCAGTTGGTAGCTCGCCAGGCTCATAACCTGGAGGTCGCATGTTCGAGTCCTGCCTCCGCAACTAAAAGTAAGTAAACGCCTTGAAAATCAAGGCGTTTACTCTTTTTAGGTGCCATCCTCTCGGACAAAAGAGGGACAGTAAGTATCACGGCATTGGTTTCCTTTGGGAGAACAATGTAAAAAAATGTGCTCGTCACGAAACCAACTTCTATCGCAAAAAGAAATAGTTCAGTTCACACTGCCACGTTTGCACAAGGGCAAGCACTGGTATGTCGATTTCTTCGCCTATGACCCGAAACGCGATGCGATGCGTCGGAAGAAATACATGCTAGACCGCTACAAGAGTGCACGGGATCGAGAAAAATTCGCAGCAATTCTCATCCACAACCTTTTCGAAAAGCTGAAACTCGGCTGGAACCCTTGGACAGCGGCCAGCCGGACACGCCATTTCACAGAATTCAGTAAAGTGCTCGAGCGCTACGAGGCTTACACCTTCCGCGCCGAGGAGAAGGGCGTGTTGAAGGGTAAGACCGCCATCGACTACCGCAGCCGTCTCAATCAGATGAGAATCTATTTGGACGAGGTCTCTACTGGTGTAAGGTACGCCTACGATTTCAACAGATCTTTTGCCATCGACTTCCTGGACTACCTGATCCTGGACAAGGACGTATCGGCTAAAACGCGCAATAACTACCGCACATGGCTCTCCACCTTCGGAAATTGGATGGTGGAGCGGCTTTACATCGAGAAGAACCCCATCGAGGAGATACGGATGCTGCGCGAGGAGGAGAAGTTCCGTGACCCCCTCACCGCTGAGGACCTCGCCAGACTCCGTGACTATACCCAGAAGTACAATCCTCCATTCTATCTCGCCTGTATGATGGAGTACTACTGCTTCATCCGTCCCGACGAGCTTCGCTATGTGAAGGTGGGCGACATCAGCATTTCCGAGCAGAGCGTCTATGTTCACGGCGAACATTCCAAGAATAGAAAGGGACAAACGGTCGCCATCAATGATAAAGTGTTAAAAATAATGATACAGCAAGAAGTGTTTGACCATCCGTCAAACGATTACCTTTTCGGACAAAACCTCGTCCCCGGACCCATACAGCTCTATGTGAACAGATTTCGTGTGGAGTGGAACAAGGTACGGGACGCCCTGCGCTTTCCCAAATCCTACCAGTTCTATAGCCTGAAGGACTCTGGTATCAGAGACCTCGCCAATGCCGAGGGAATCGTCATAGCACGCGACCAGGCACGGCATTCTGATATCAGTGTAACCAACAAGTACTTGAAGAGTGCGAAGGTAGCCCACGAGGAGACCAAGCATTTCGAAGGGGAGCTATGATCCCTCACGGCTCCCCTTCATCAGATAAAAATAAATTCCTAAACAATCAACTGCCTGCAAAGATACGCTATTTTACTATCTCGTAAAAATACCCCGTCTTGACCTTGGAAATGCCGTCGTCGGACACCTCCATCTCTATCTTCTCGCAGATGAACTTCTTGTTGCGAATGACGAATATCCTCGATGGGTCTGGAATCTCGTCTGTCACCAGTTTCACCGTCACCTGGTTGTGGCAATCCACAACGACCTCTCCGAATCGGTCTTTGTCGGACGAGTCTGGTCTTCGCAATGATCCGATACCAATGGAGGGGAGTGCCTCCAGCGACAGTGAGGCCGTGTCAGCGCAAAGTCTTGGATAGGTCATTCGATAGTCGGTGAAGAGAACAGGGGCACGGTGGTTCGTGTCCTCGTCCGGCAACCTATGGTCATACTCTACTGGATAAATCTGTCCAGGTGCGAGGTTGGTCAGACAATCGGCTTGGAATGCTACCGACATCGTCCCGTCATCCTCCGTTGTCTCTGTCGTTGAGTCTTCCACGGTGCCCTGCATGGCCTCTTGTACTGAATAGTAGAACCCTCCGTTCTCATCCTGTTCCATCTTTTGGTGGCTCGCCTCTTTCTCGTTGGAGACGGACGGTACCGTCACAACCACATCCTTGATGTAGTTGTTGATGACGACGTTCAGTGATTTCTCGTCAAAGTAGGCCCTGCGGAATATGGCCGCTGGAGCAATGCACAGCTTTTGGTAATTGTCACTCTTCGCATCCCGCACGATCGGGTTGAAGAACCCGCATCTCGTCAGCGTTGTCTCTTTCTCCTCTGTGTATGGATTGCCGTCCTTCGGAAGCTCTGCCCAAACGAAATAAGTGTTATTCTGATGGAATAGGGTGGTCTTCTTCTCCTTGCCGTTCATCTGTTCCAGCGCATTGTACATCTCGCCAAAACTCTGATATTCCTTCAGTGTGAAATTCTCCATAACCTTCTGCGATATGGTATCCCTCCAGTCCCGGTTTGGTGAATCCGCCATGGCGTACTCCACATTGGAGGTGGCAAGGTTGTCAAGCCCGTCGTCATCATATTCCACGGTGAAGTCATCCTCACAGTCGTAGGTAACGGTCTCATTAGCGAGCATCTCGTTAGTGGCCACCATACTCACCTTCTTGGACTCCTCGTCAAAAACGAAGGAGGCATTGAAGAATTTCCTTATCTCATCGAGGAACTTATAGACGGACCAGTGCGGAAGCGCGTCACCGAGCTTCCCCGTTTTGCAGGCTGAGACGATGACCAGCCGGTTCCACGGGTAATGGTCGAAATCGTTCCTCACCAGCTCGTACCCCTCGTATTCCAGCACCTTCCTCAGCACATACATCAGATAGGGTTGCAGGGCACAGTTGACCATGCACGGTGTCATTCCCTTCACGTTGACAGGCATGCCGTTGATTTTGAAACTTTTTATATTGTAGATTACTACCCGGTTGGACAGCATGTCGTTGCTTTCGTCGTGAACGGGGCTGAGCACTGCCACCCCTTTCTGTCCGACAAAGCTGGATGTTGTCAAATCCAGAAGCACTAGTTGATTTTGACTCATGTCAGGTCCACCCAGCCCAGCCTGCTGGTAGATATCCTTTCTGATACCGCTATCGAGAACAACGGGCGGATAGTCCACCTCGTCGATGAAGTGCTTCTCAAACTTCGAGTTGTACTTGATCCTACTCTTGCCTCCAACGATCTGCACCTTCACCATATCGTTGGTGACGGACGTAACCGTCCCCTTGCCGCTGATGACGAGCCTGTTCCCCACAAACAGCCGGCATTCCTCGAAGTCTGGCACCGCTTTTTTCACGTCGAAACGTTGGATATTCCCGAAGAGGCGTCTGTTGCCAGGAATGGCCATCGGGAAGTTGATATCATACGTATAGGAGCCTGAATCCTTGACGAACGGGTTCTCATACGTTACCTTGATTTTGTCGGCGGAAGACGGGAATCCCGCCTTTCCGTCCAAAGTGCATACTATCATGGTTTATCTGTTAGAATGAATCGAATTCCAGTGTCTCTCTTTCTTCTTGAACTCCTCCATCGAGACGTTGGCGGCTATGCCCCCATCGAGGAGGGCGCCAAGCCGTTCGATGGTGTCGCGAGCCTCTCGCAGGGCGGTGGCCAGCTCCGTATTGTTGGTGGCCACATTGACGACAGGTGCCGATACCACAGTCGTTGCGCCAACCCCCATTGAGCGGGATAGGTCCAATGCCGTGAGCGAGCCGACGGTATTGTTCCGCTGTGCCATATCGATGAGTCGAAGGGCTGGAAGCAGCTGCGGGTTGTTCACGGCGGCGTGGTTGGCCACGAACTCGCCCTCATGGACCACCCCCGCCCGTCTGCGGTAACTGCGTCCTCCCGTGAAGCCACCCTCATAGTAGCCTGCCTCTTGAGCCTGTTGCTGCTTCTTGATGGTGGCAATCTGTATGGCACCAGCTGCCAGGGCCAGTCCCGCTGCAATGGGTGCCAATACCAGGTTGGCAGGGTATGGTACGCCCGCCATGGCCGAGCTGTATGCGCTGATGGCCGATATGGCCGTCTGTGCAATGGCCTGTGCCACCTGCATCTTGCTTTGCTTTCGTGCATACTTCGTCTTGATGGCCGCAATCTCTTTCTCCTTCTTCTCCTCCAGTTTCTTCGCCTTTGCCTGGTTGTTGCCGGCAGCGTTGATGAGCTTCTCATACTTCTTCTCTGTCACTGTCACCTCATAGTCTGACTGTGCCGAGTAGTACGAGGACATTGCGTCCATAATGGGAGACACGGCATCGTATGCTGCCTGCATCTTCGATGCGATACCCGCGGCCATCTCTGCCGTAGCACGTCCCATCGCTGCCATGGCCTCCTCGTGGGTAATGACACCCTCCTGTTCCATCTTCTTGAGATTGGCAAGTGTGGAGGCGTAGATCTTCACGTCGGCCGTCGCCCAGTCTTTCACGCCCATGCCGAACGGGTGCTCATTCTGGTAGTCTGCATTGGCGTTGTTCGAAGCGGTCTGGTAAGCATCCTCCGAACGTTGGTGAAACCACATACCATCAGAGTGGTCCACATCCTGCTCGCTCTGCTCCTTTCTGTATTGAAGCGCGATTGCCGCACGAGCCTCTTGGTACTCCTGCCACTTGATCAACCTTTTATCATAGAGTTTCTCGATGCCCTTCATCGCTATGCGCTCCTGCTCTTTGAGGTCTGCCTTGCCCCATTGCTCCTGGTAATGAGAGAGCAATTCGGCATAGTACTGATGTAGGTATATTCGGTGTTCCTGATCTCGCTGTTCCATCTCGGACCTGGTGTCGAACCATTCCTGCGTACCCTTCTCCATGGCTTCCAGCCTCTGTGATAATGCTCTCATATCATTTTGGAAAAGCAACTCGTTCAGGGCTTTCTCGTCATGGTAGATGGACGATCCCAGCGTCTCGTACGCCTCCTTCGCTTTGTTCTCCCGGTCAACTCTTCCCTTCTCGATGTCGCTGAGAAGTGCCTTCTGATGATCCTCGTCCTTTTTAAGTTCCTCCTTGGCTATCTCGTCCTGCCACTGGCCATAGTCTGTGCCATACTGCTTGTATATTGCCTCCAGCTTCCGGTAGCCTTCGATGGCGATGCTGTGTTGGTCATCGAGATATTGCGTGAAGGTTTTCTCGCCCTTGGAATAGGCGAGTATGTTCATAGCCTGCTCCTTGTCCGTATTGCCCCTTGCCTCCTTGATAGCTTCTTGATAAGCTTGCTTCCGCTGCTTGCTCATCTCTCGCTCATTCTTCTCCGCCAGTCTTTTGGCTTTCTCCTTCTCGCTCTCCGCCTTCTTTCTTTCCTTCTCCACTTGCTTAGGATCCTTGTAGTGGCCAGGAGTGCTGAAGCCTCCATCCAATCCTGGAATCACCACGCCGCTGCTTCCATTTCCGCCACCAGTTTCCTTGATTACGATCTTGTGGTATTCAGTCCTGACCCCCTCGTTTTGTTTCAAATAATCTCCGATGTATTTTATTTCATAATTAATTACGGCCAGTTTTTTCTTTAACAATCTCGACCAATTTAACCAATTCTGCAGTTCTGCATGTTTCTTCCGGTTAGCCTCTGTAGGAGCACTGTACGGAACATAAAGATTCGAGATAAAGCCATCGCCAACAGTGATCTGCTTTCCTTTCTCTGTCGCATTGTATATTTCAGGATGGCGCGCAATCTCCGCCCTTACGGCTTTGGCAGACCGCTCGTGCTTACGAATCTCCATGTCCAAGTTGAATTGCTTTCCTTGCAACGCGACCATCTTATTGTAAAGGGCCTGCGCTAAGGCCGCATCATTGAGCTTTCTCACATATTCCGCCAGCGCCTCATTGTTCGAACGCGTCAGCGCCTCCTCGTTTTTAAGGTTGCGATGAAAACCTGGCACGATCTTCTCAAGCGCAATCATAGCCGCTTTCTTCTCATTGTACGAATAGACATTGGAGTTGATGATTTTCGTAAGCTCCTCCACTCTCGTACGCTCCTCTGCCGTGTTCTCGTTCATTTCCTTAGTAGCAGCAACCATATCCTCGTGTACAGCCTTCGCCTTGCGTACGGAGAGTATGTTTCCCTCCATGGCCTTTTTTGAAGACAAGAACATATTATACAGCTTGTAGCCTGCGGCCACCAACACCAGTAGCGCAGTGGCCAAAGCAGCATAGGGATTAGCAATGGAGGCCGCACGCATCGCCATCATCGTCGTACGGCACTTCGCAATCTGTCCTGTCACTGCATAATATGCTAATTTGAGACCAAGCACCACGGTCGTTTGAGTTTTCAAAACGAAAGTAGCGAGTTTATCAATACCTGTAGCCACCAGCTGCGCCGCCGCCCACAACTTAACCTTGATAGTAGATAGGTAGTAGATGGAAGCAATGGTAGCTATTGCCGCACTCAACGCAATGATCCCTTTGTAGTGTTGGCGCGTGAAATTGATAATGGTCAGAAGCGACTTGACGAGGAGCGCTCCCGTCGATATGGTGTATTTCACGACGGGCAGTAGTTGCTCTCCGAGTTCAATGGCCAACTCCTTGAAGTCTTTTTTAGCCATGTCAAGCGCTGCTTGTTGGCTTGACATCTGGGTATTGAACTCGTCTATGACGGACTGTCCAGACGCATAGGCCCTATTGGCCGTCTCCTGTGCCACCTTCACATCGGCCAGCTTATCCGCAATGACCGAGAGTACGCCGACGGCACGGCTTCCGTCCATTTTCATCTCGTCAAACATCGGCGCAAGCTGTGCGAACCCGCCGTTCTTGCGCATGGCACCGAAGAACTGGATCAGTGCCTCGTTGGCATCATTCTTCAGGAGGTTGGTAAACTCTTTGACGCTCTTGCCAGCCAGTGCGGCAAACTTAGCAGGCTGCTGAAACATCTTCGTGATCAGGTTCTGCATAGCCGTGGCTGCTGTCTCGTCCTGCTGCATGTTCTGGTCTAGGACGGAAGCGAAGCCCATGATCTGTTGTTGTGTCAGTCCCGCCTGTTTACCCACTCCCGACAAGCGTGCCGTGAAATCGACAAGGTATCCCGCAGATGCTGACGAGCTTTGTGCCAACTCATTGATGGCGGAGCCCGTGGAAAGCATCGCCCCACGCAATCCTTTTTTCTTGTCCTCGCCGAACATCATCGCGAGTTTACCAATCTGATCAACGGCCTTCTCACCGAGGTCATCGCCCAGTGCTACATTAATCTTGTCGGCTGCATCGACGAATTCCTCAATATCGCTCGTGGCCGTGATGCCCAGTCGTCCTGCAGAACCAGCCAGTTGATTGAGTTCCTCGCGCGCTGTACGGGTATTCATCCTTTTGAAGTCCTCATTCATGGCCACCACCTCCTTCTTGGTTTGGCCCGTATATTTTTGGACGTTGACCATCTCCTGGTCCATCTCGGCAAAAGCGGCCGTCGTCTGACGCACGGTGTCTGTAAGGCCAGTGAATGCCCCCCAAGCCTGCGTCATGGCTCCCCAATTATTATTGAGTCTCTGCCACCATCTACCGAAAACATTTCCAGTTTTACCTGAAATAGATTCATTGACCTTCTTAATTTCTGAATCGAGTTTTCGCGCCTTCTCCGCCAGTTCCTTAAAACCTGCATCTCCTCTATCCTTAAACTGGCCCATTTGTTCCTTGACCATCTTTAAGGAAGCCTCAAGGTCTCGCAAACTTGAATGGCTGAGGTTTTTAATCGTATTCTCTATTATATGATTTTCAGCGTCTATCTGTTTCTGAGTTTTCGTAATTTTATTGGCTTCGCTGTTGTACTGCTCCAGCGTTTTTGCCGCCAATCGTTGGCCCTCCGTCAGAGAGCGGATTCTGTCGTTGACCTTATGCAGGTTCTCTTCTGCATGAACATAAGCAGAGGAAGCAGGCTTTGCCTTCAGCATCTCCTCATTGAGCGTTGCCGCCGCTGTCTTCAAGTCATAAAGTGAGGCATTCTCGATGTTAGCCAATACGGATGCTGTGGTTTGCCCAGCTTCCGCTAACCGGCGCATCTCCTGAGCGGTCTCTCCCGCTTCGCTTTTCAACTGGATGATGCGTGCATTGGCCTTTTGTAAGAGAGCATTCATGCGGGCATACTCATCCTCGGAGGTGACGTTTCTCATCTCCTTCTTCAGATTGCGCACGGCGGTCTGTATCTCACCGAGGCTCGCATTGTCGAGGTCGGAGAGTGTCTTGATCGTCTGAGTGATGCTGCCGCGGTATGTCCCCATCAGTCCCTCGGCCTGACGTATCTCCTTGTTGAGCTCGCGCAAATCCTCGGGCTTGTAGCTTTTGCCAGACAGAAGCTCTGCCTTGTCCTTCCGGAGTTTTTTCAAGTTCTCTTCCATCTTAGCCAACTGGTTCTGTGCCTGTTGTGCATTGAGGGTGACAACGGTCTCGAATTGTTGTGTATTACGTGCCATAGAATAATGCTACTTTTGGAAATTGAGTCCAAAAGTAGCATCTACTTTTTTTCTACGAAAATACATACACATGGGGAACACGGTGGAAGCAGTCCGCTCATTCCGTCATTATTACAGGAGGGGCAGTACTTTGTGGTAAAAGAAAAAGACAAACGCGATAATGCCAATCCACAAAATTACTGTACAGGAGTAAAATAGCACCTTCTGTTCGAACGTAGGATTCTTCAAGCTTCTCTCGAATTCCTCCTGCTTGGCCTTCTTAAGCGCTTCCAACTCCTCCTCGTTCTTCATCCATTTCTCCCTCAAACTATCAGCTATCACCTCGTTCCCTATCAAACGTTGTGTTTCCTCCTCGTATTTGTCGCGGTCGATCAGGCTTCGTAAAATGTCCTCCTTGCTAGTTGGCTTGTAATTGTTCCAACTAGTCGTTTTTTTCTCCCTCGTCACAAGGTAGCATATCAGCCATGTTAGCATTAATAAAAAAAAGTTCATCATATATGATCGTATTTAGAAAGATTGATTGTTTATTGAAAGACGCCGAGTATTGAAGGCAGAGCCATCTATTTGGCCTGAATGGCATGCCACGTGTAGCGATTCGATTACAAAGATAAGGAAAAAAACTCTTTCCCGCAAGTTTTCGACACATTATTTGAAGGAATAGTATTTTATCCTATCACATCGTTCGACTTCCAGTGGAAAAAGCGGGGCACACTATCCTCACGAACCATGAACCCCTTGTCAATGTAAAAAAATGTGTTCTAACTCTATCGCTTCCCCGTCGTCCCCAGGAGCTACAAGCGCAGCTCCAAGGGATACGGGGCGTACCCCCGATGGGTTACAGCAGCGGCTTCATATCCCGCCAGATGGCCCATTTGACGGTGCCGTCCTCCATGGTCTTGATATGGAAACCGTGGTAGCGCATCCAAATAGCGACGATCTCTTTGTCGATGTCCATCATCGTTGATACCTCCTCGACAATCTCGTCCGTCGTCTTGGAGTCATCAACGAGGTCTTCCCCCATCAGGCTCGTCCCTGGGAAGGAATCGCGGCTTTGGAAGTATGCTTCCAGTACCATGTTTGCGATCTCCAGGCTCATGCGCCATGCTTCGTTCCTTTCGAAGCTGTTCACATAGTCATTCCACTGCTCGAAATCGTTCCTCTCTTTCATCGCATGTCCCTCCTTACTTGACGCCACAGTTGGATAATCCGTGTAAGCCCCACCAATTGGTCTTTATACTTTTTGCTATCATTCCCGTCGGCATTGGCATTAGCGAATTCGTCTATGATATCATCTCTAATCTCGAACAGAAGCTCGATGTCGTTTGCGATGCGATTCTCGTCCAAGAGAATCCTTAAGGTCTCCAGCTGATTTTCGGTCAGCTTTTCTAATATCAGCTTACTCATGCCGCTCCTCCTTTCTTCTCAGAGTTGCTACCCTGGTTTACTCTCCAAACCATCCATCCAGCCACGGCCATTGCCGTGAGGCTCGCCAGTGGCGCCTGCTCCACGCATGCCGCCCCCGCCATAAGGGAGAGCGTCACTGTATTGACGCGGGCCACCACCCGGCGCGTCACGGAGAATCCGCAGATACGGCTATAGAATCCGCTCTTCGCATCGAGCCATTTGTTCACACCCTGGACCATTTCTCCGACCTTCTTCCGAAGGCTCACCTGCGCAAGGTCCTGCCGCGCGGTGATGTTGATAGTCGTCTGATTCATGACGCATCATCTTGTAAGCACTCCCAGAACACGCTGGGCCGTAAGCACAGAAAAGGCGGCTGCACATCCCGCTGCTTACAAGACGATGACTTCCACCCGAAGGGCTTAATCTAATCTTTACGGAATGGCAACCGCCAATATATCTACATGAAGGGCTGCTCTCCCTTCATGTGCGGACACAAAAAATGCCCGCACCTATATGTTCGAGCAGTACCGCTGCTCTCCGGGATGGTTTACCATCGTCATGTAAGCGTTGGCAAAGTTAAGGGAAAAAGTCCGAACCACCAAATATTTTATCGTAAAAATAAGCGTGAAGCGTGTTTTTTAACGTTTGGTGCCTCCGTTGTTTTTATTATATGCTTGTTTCTTGTTTACGGTTGCAAAGGTACGCACTCTCACTGAAACATGCAGCGCAGGCGTTTTTCAATTTATCTTGATTAAAAGATGCTAACAACGAATGCGGGCAGAGATTTCACAACCTCCGCCCGCTCGAAATAACTAAAAACCTTATCTAACAACTTTGCTCTTACAAGTAAACAATGCAGGACCGTCTCGCGACGGCCACTCCACCTGTGAAATGAAAAGATTTACGTTAAAACCAGAGATATTAACAATAAAAACACCAATCGCACTTATCGTTTCCTCACGCGTACATACTGTTCATAGAGCAGTCGAGCGTGAGGATTGTAATTGATAACCTTCACCCTATACCCTTTCGTTCCCCATCTCCACCACAGAAACCTGTGTTTGTAGTCGCGATGGACGATGGTGGAGACGGAGTCGCGTACCGAGTAGGCTAGCGTCGTGTCCGACGGTGACACTGTCAGTCGGAAATCCGCCCAGTAGTCGGAATAGACGAACGACGCACTGTCCGGCGCAAGCCGCATGGTCACGGTATCATGGATAACCGTCACGGTAGTCTGCTGTTCCTCGACCTGCGGTGGCTTCAGCCCCAAATCCTTCAGCAGCTCTTTGTCGGCCACCTCCTTTTTATAGGATTTGCTTCCGACAACCACCACGGGTGCGCTGACTACCTGAACGCTGTCCCGTATGGTGTCTCGCACGAGCACATTGCCCGCCATGGCGTTGGCCAGCTCCACGGAGATTCGCTCATTCTCTTCCATGAGCACTTTCAGCCGTTCACGCATCAGCCACACGTACGCCACCACGCAGACTAGGAAAAGAAGGACCGCAAGGAGCACTCCTATGCCTTTCATACCTCTCCTGCTCATGCGGTTCCCTCCTTGGCCAATCTGTCCTCCTTGCCGCCTCCAAGACGGTCGTTGAGAAAATTGGTAATCTCCCTTCTGGTCGTAGAGATATACATCGTGATGCCAAACACCGAGCCCGCATAGACTAGCGATTGGGCCACGTACCAGAGTACAGAATCCTCGATCTTGTAATGATTGAGGAAGAAGCACAGGAACGTTAGCAGAATGCCACTGCCAAGCATGACACATGCCGAGATATACTGTATTCTCTCCTTACTATCTTTAGACATATCTATTTCTTTTAAAAACTGATGCAAATGTACAGAAAAGAATGGGAAACGGAAAATACCAATCAAGCCCGTTGCGTATCCTTCACTCCTTGGGTGATTGCGGCTTCTGTGTAAAAAAAAAGAGGCCACCAGCGCATGAATACTGGCGACCTCTCGAGTAGCTGTGCTACTGTTCAAATAATCTATATGGTAGGAGTTTGTAACGGGATCTTTTCAGCCGCATGGCGGATGCGGTTGCTAAGGTCAATGAGGGCGTTTCGCAGTTGCCCTGCCTCCTCTTCCGTGAATCCTCCCACGCCGCCATTTCCGTCAATACCATACATTTTGTGCTGAAACCACGGCACAGACTTGTCGAAATAAGTACGTGCAATCTCTCTCCATGATACGGCAAGATAGATGTCGCTCATGCGTTGCTTCATGTCGGTTATTTTATCCGCTTTCTTCACTACAGTCTCCATTGTCTTTAGTTTTATGTTGTTGTTTTCACCCCTCCCCGGAGGGAGGGGCAGTAATTCATCTTGGCATATCCGTCATTCTGTCGAATAGATCTTGAGCGAACTCTAACAGGTGAGGGTAGCCGTCTGGATAGCTTTTGCAATAATTGCGGATGGATTCTATCAGTTCTTTTTCCTCAAACGTGACTTCCATCTTGAACATTTCTTTTTTCATGCGTTGGTTTTTTATTTGAACACTGCAAAGGTACTATTTTTTTGGATAGTAACCAAAGAAAATACTATTTTTTTTGATAGTTTTTTAAAAAAAAGCCCCTGATGTGTCTTTACAGTGCATCAGGGGATTATAGCTCTAAGCCAATTGCTTGTTTCTTACGAAAAAATGCTTAAATGTCTGCATATTCTTTCACGGCATTGAAACATGGACATTGCTTGTGCCACTTACCGGGTGAGTCTTCACCCCAGATGGAGCGGTGGCCGAGGATGATGGCCTTGGGGTATCTGCTATGGATGTCGGCGAGGAGGGCGCGCAGCGCGGCCTTCTGCGCAGGCGTGCGGGTGTCCTCGATATGGGCGCTCCCTACGTCACGAGGATTAGCCTTGTGAAGGCCTATTCCTCCGATGTAGGCCACATGGATGGCGTGGGCGTTGTAGCCCTTTACGCCGTTGGAGGCCTTGTCCTCGGGCTGGAGGCTGACGACTTCTCCGGAAGGCTTGACGACGTAGTGGTAGCCCGGGTTGCTCCACCCGATAGCCTTCCAGCCGGCGCGGAGCGAATCGACGGTGGCGGAGGGTAGTGTGGCCGTGCAGTGGACGAAGATGTGGGTGATCTGTCTCTTGTTCATGTTGTTGTTTCTTTTGGTTGGAAGGACCAGGGACGGGAGAGCCCGTCCCTGGTGGTGGTTACTTGGCAGCTGCGACGGCTGCATCGACCTCGGAGGGGGTCATGGCTACGTCGCCGCCGTCGATCTCCTTGAGCGTGGTGGCGTCCACGGCGTAGTAGGCCTTGCCCGTGGAGGTGTCGAGGTAGATCTTGTGGAGATAGAGCTGCTTCTTGGTGGCCTCGTCGGGCGTGGCGATGTTGAAATCCTTCCAGTTGCCGTAGTACTTGCTACCGTCGCTGGCGATGATGCTATCGATGGCCACGGCGCCCGGCGTGGTGCTGGGGGTGGCGGACTTGACGATGACGAGGGCCACGACGGACGTGGTCGAGGTCTGCTGGAGGGTGGGCTTGGAGGCGAGGAAGCCATCGAAGCGGACGACGTCGTAGCCCGCCACGTTGAGCTGGTCTCCCAGTCCGCCGCCTGTGCCTCCCGTGAAGTCTTCGAGGGCCGAGATACGCGTGTCGAGGGCGTCGTTCTGCGCCTTGGTGGCGAAGGTGGTGCCCTTGGTGAGCGTGACGGTGTCGCCGCTGACCGTCATGCCCGTCACGGCGTTGCCCGATCCGCTGACGGAGGGCGTGCCGATGATCTCGGCCTTGGACCATGACTGCTGCGAAGCCGTGGAGCCGTCCTTGGTGGTGGCACCGATCTTGAGCTTCATGGTGTGGTTGTGGGCTGAGGGCGTGAAGGTGGAGGGCTTGCCCGTGACGCCCGACCATGGTACGGAGGCTGCGGTGCCCGCAGCGTACTCCATGTAGCCTGCCGAGGTGGAGAGCTTGCTCTCATCGACGACGATATACATGCGCCCCGTGGCCGTCACCTTGACGGTGTCGCCGAGCTGGACCTGGGAGGTGGTGAGCTTGTAGCGGGCCGCATCGTCGGCGACGGTGACGACACGCTCCAGGGCTCCCTGCGGGATGTGGGAGATGTCGATGACGCCCGTGATGCCCGAGGCGGGCACGGTGTCGGCTGCTTTGGCTGCGTTGACTTTGACGCTGGGGATGACGTCGGACTTGAGTTTGGTTACAAGGCGGGTTACGCCTGCGGAATCGAGATACTTTGCCATACTATTTTATGAATTTAAAGTGATGAATAATTATACTTTTGTTGTTGTCGTTTTGTTGTTGTCATTTACGAGGCCGAGACGCGCTGCCATAGGACGTAGCCCTTGGCCAGATACTGGCCGCTGCGCCCATTGGTGCAGAGCGTGAAATGATAGACCGAGGCGGCCTGGAGCGTGACGGCCCCCTTGATGGAGGTGATGCCTCCGAAGGAGACTGTGCAGGTCTGCGCGCCCGTGATGACGCATCCACGGTAGAGGCCGTATCCGCGCGTGATGTCGGTATGGAGGAAATTGATCCAGAACTTCGCTCCGGCAGAATAGGTGGCGGCGGTGAGGTCGAGGATGAGCTCCTCGGAGCTGGTGAAGTTGGAGACCTGGATGGAGGTCGATGTGGGGCGCTCGTGGCGCACTGTCGGGAGGCTGGCTCCCTTGGTGAGCGTGAGGGTGTGGCCGCTGATGGATGCGGCTGATACGGCTTGTCCCGTGCCCGTGACGGAGACGGAGGAGACGCCGTTGGTGATGCCGTAGCCGGAGAGGGTGGTGGCCTTGACGGCAAAAATCGTCTTGAGCTTGGTAACGAGGCGGGTGACGCCTGCTGAATCGAGAAATGATGCCATGGTGTATGAGTGGAGTGATTGGTTATCCTACGGTGATGATTCGGGCCGATGGCGTGACGGTGGTCACGTCGGCGGAGCGCTTGGACTTGTCGATGATGGTGGCGGATCGCTTGGACTTGTCGATGATGGTGGCCGATCGTTTCGATTTGTCTATGATGGTAGCGGAGCGGAGGGTCGTATCTACAAGCGAGGCGGAGCGGAGGGTCGTGTCGATGAGCTCGGCTGCCTTGGGTTCTTCCTCTGCCTCTTCCTCTTCCTCTGTCGTCTCTGCTATGGGCTCTGCTACTGCTGCGGGTGCCTCCTCTTGGGATGCTGCCTCCTCTTGGGATGCTGCCTCCTCTGCTTCCTCTACTTCCTCTGCTTGGGCTGCCTCCTCTGCTGCTGTCGAGGCGGGCGATTTGGCGGGCGAGGAGGAAGAGGGACGGGAGGCTGCCGCCGTGATGGCGTCTATCTCGTCGAGGGGTATGGCGTCGGCTATGACCTGGCCGGTGGTGTCGGTGACGATTGGTCGAAGCTCTGCGCCCGTCCACCAATAGGGGCGGTCGTCGTTCTGGCAGACGAAGAGGTTGCCCGCGGCAGGGGAGAGGCCGTCGTTGTAGAGGCTGCGGCCCTCCCAGTTGTCGTAGAGCTTAGGCGGTGCTGATGAGGAGACGGGCTCGGAGGAACGCTCAGCCACGGCGAAGCGTGCGGCAGATCGGACGAACCACACCTCCAGCGGGAGGACCGGAGCGGCTGAGGCGGGCGAGATCTCGCCTGAATCCATGAAGCCACGGAAGGGGAGCACCCGTCGGTCCGTGGCCGAGGATGGGCCCGCGGTCCCGTTGAGGTAGGCACGGACCACCTCTGCCGTCACCTTCATCTGTCGGCTGCCGTTGGCCGTGGCCGCCTCGATGAGGAACTTGTCGCCGTCCCATACGGAGGCGGTGAGGGAGAAGTCTTGCGAGATATTCATTTTTTTTCTACTTAAAAACTATTGGAGCGTCTTGCCTACCCATCCGAAGGGCGTGGAGCCGCGTCCGATGAAGACGAGATAGACCATGCGCTTGGCGCAGGTGTAGGTCTTATTTTTGAAGACCGTGCAGTCGATGGTGAGGGCATGCGCACCGGGGTCGATGGTGAGATTGTACGACCCACAGGGCAGGAAGAGGTAGCAGTCGCCGTGCTGTGGATTCTTTGGCAGGGCGACGGTGGCAGCCTCCAGGTGGACGATGACCGCTCCCGATCGGACATAGACCCGTTGGCCGTCGTAGTAGGAGGGCGAGCCATCGGTGAACGGGCGGGGCGTGTTGTAGGAGTCCCCCGTATCGCCCAGCTGGACCGAGCCAACGATGAGGACGGGCTCGGGCCGATGGCCACGGGTGATGCCCTGGACGATGTCGAGCGCCGTGCCCGGGTAGCTGTCGTTGGGACGGCCCGTGAGCTGGAGGGCGACGGGCCAAAAGATGTCCTTTCCGCTGGAAGCCCCTATGGCTCCCACGATGTTGGACTGGGTGTCGAACAGGACGCGGCCCTCCTCGGAGCGTGAGGACTGGGCCGTGATGGAGGTCGGCGTGATGGTGACGCCGTTGCGCGCATCGTCGGCATTGGTCAGTCCGCCGTCCTGGATGGCGAAGCCTCCGATGGAGCCCGAGGTGGCGTGGATCGTGCCCGTGAGGTAGGCCGAGGTGGCGAAGAGGTTGCCCGTCTCATCGACGGCGAAGGTGTAGGTGGAGCCGTTGAAGCCCGAGCCGTCGGGGTAGGGCTGAGCAGCGCCCGCCCAGAAGGGGAAATCGCCACCCATGCCCGCATAGGGCGCCGTGGCGTGCTTCTTGCGGATGGCGATGGCGTTGCCCTGGAGGAAGTCGATGCGCGCATCGCGGGCGATGAGGAAGGAGAAGAAAGCCGAGTCGGCATTGACGCCGACGGAGCGCCAGTGGTCCGCATCGGCGGGCGGGAGGGCGTGCTGGGCCGCCTGGTAGATGTAGGACTGTACGCAGCGATAGACGTCCCATCCGCTCTTGGCCGCATCGGAGGGCACGGCGTAGAAGTCGAGGTAGCAGAAGCCGTCGGCGGTGATGGTGGTGCCGTCGTAGAGCTGCTGGCCGTCGTCGAGGCGCTGGTAGATGCGCGATGTGCGCCCGTTGGCTCCGGCCTGTCCTCGGTCTCCCTTCTCACCCTGTATGCGTCCGAGGTTGGCCCAGGCCGTCTCGGTGGCCATCCACACGTCGCCGGCGAGGATGTAGGCGTCGCCCTGGTTGGTGGTGATGGAGGCCCATGCGCCGCCCATCTGTCGGACGGCGACGGGCAGTCCCTCTGCCCCCGTATCGACGAGAAAGATGCCATCGGGCGCAGGCGATGGGAGCGAGGTCATGTTGGTGACATGGCCGAAGGCCGTGCCCCTGAGCGTCCAGGACTTGCCGTCCTTGCCGTCGAGGCCGTCCTCTCCACGCTGGCCACGGTCGCCCGTCAGTCGGACGTAGGAAGAGACGGGCGAGAAGGTCTGGAGACCTCCCGCCTGCTGCTGCCAGTCGGTGAGCTCTATCCATAGGTAGGGGCGGGCTTCGGTGGTGGTGAGGGGCACGTCCTGCCATGTGGCGACGTCGTCGGGCGGCGTATGGGGCGAGGCGGTCGTGGTCCGGGCTGAGAGCGCGTAGCGTCGGCGTGTGCCGTAGGCCGTGCCGTCCCTGCCTTGCTCTCCACGGTCGCCGTCGGCGATGACCTTGATGGTGAAGACGTAGGTGAGGGCTGCGCGCCCCTCGCAGTCGATCGTCACCTCGACGTAGGCCGTCTTTCGCTCGGCGTAATCGACGCTGTCGATGTAGAGCGTGGAGTGGTCGAAGTGGGCCGTGCATCCCACGGGCAGACAGAGAAGACGGTACTGACCCGTGGCGGGTGAGACGGACGCATCCTCCAGACAGGTGAGCAGCGTCTGACCACGTCGGACCTGTATGGACGTATGGAGCAGCCACGACTTGGAACCGTCGGCGAGCGTGGAGACCACGGGCTGTTTGGGCCGTCCCTTGGCGTCGAGGGCGAGCGTGTCGGCGAGGTTGTCCACCGAGTAGGTGTAGGGGTTGGGGTCGCCCATCTCGGCCAACTGCTTGAGGTGGCCGTCGAGGTAGATGCTGTTGGCATAGACCGAGTAGCCCGAGAAGTCCATCCCGGGGACGGGCGAGAAGGCGCTGAGGTCGCCCACCTGCATGCGTATCTGCTTCGAGGAGAACTCCCAATCGGAGACCCCCGTGAGGAATCGCTCGTAGGTGAGCGTGGAGTAGCGTGAGGACTGGCGGGCGGTGTTGGTACGGTTGCCATAGCAGACGAAGTGCATGGCGGCGGTGGGGTGCATCTGTCGCGGATAGTTGGCAGAGACGGGACGGAGGCGGTAGGACACCTTTCCATTGTGGAAGGTTTGACCCGTCTCGTCGTCCGTGTAGTCGGCGACGGCGGTGATCTCCCAGTAGGCCGTGTAGAATCCTGCAAAACGGAAGTTTCCGTGGTTGTCGTCGCTGTTGGCCTCGGCATTGTCGGCGGCGGTCTCGGAATGGTAGATGCCCATACAGACGTCACCGACGGCCACCGTGCCTATCTCCCCCTCTTCGAGATGGAGGAGGGCCGTGCCCGTGGCGTCGGCGGCAGGCGAGACGGAACGGATGATGCCGCCGCCCGGCGCCCGCCACTGGTTGCCCACCTGGACGGAGACACGGTTGAAGCGCAACTCCGGCACCTCCAGGAAGCGCCGTAGCGTCAGCGAATCGAGCTCTGCCGAGCCATCGGGACAGATGCGGGCGCCGTGGCCCGTGAGACCGTCGGCAAAGGTGCCATCCTCGGAGAAAACCACGATTCCCTTGTTGACAGCTCCGTTATTGAAGGTGATGCGGCCTTTCGCAGTGTCGTCCACATCTTTTCGAAGAAAGACATCGAGGAAGCTCTGCCCAAAGGACAGCAGCGAGAGGAATGCGTCACCGATGCGGGTGGCCGTGTTAGCCGCCATCCGTCGTTCATCACGTATCGCCTCGTATTGCATTCGAAGCTGCTTGATTATATTGTCAATTCCAATCATTTCTTTTTTAAAGATTTCCTAACGTACGCTCTGTCGTCGTCTTTCCTTGTCCGAACAACGCATTCAGCGCATTACTTATCATTCCTTGATATGCTGCCCCGTAGAACCAAGCCTCTTTCTCATTTAGCCTATGGATGCTGTACATGTATTTGCGCGAGAACCAATCACGGGAAACGCGATGCCCTCTGCCTTTTTTCCACTTTCCACCGCGCATGAATTGCAGGCCCTCGTCATCATCCTTGCCCGAGTTACCCCTTCGGTACCCGTTGCCAGTACCCGCAGCCACGTAAAGGCCATATTCGAGGAAGTGATGCGTGATCGTCGTCACTGGCCCAGGATGCATCAAGGCGCTCAAGGAGTCATGGAGCATCCCCGTATCATATACTGGCGGCGAGAAAGCCATCATCTTCTCCTGCCAGAACTTGACCATGTTGTCCGCCCAAGCACGCTCATACTGCTCCAAGTCATCACGGGTCATATTACTCAGTCCACTCTGCTGCGTCATAGCTAAGATCGATAGGCTCGTCGTTATACACCATGAAATACAGTCCCGTCATTCCACTCATGAACATCCTGGGCAGCTCTGTGGAATATACCCTGTCCACTTGCAGATACTCTAGAGCGTCTCCGTAGCGCATGCCGTCACGGTCATGGATCAGGCGGGCGTGCATCTGCCGAAAGATTCTCCTGCACAGGTCCAGTTTCATCTCTCTATCCACCATATCGTCATGATGGTAAGCCGCGACGATGAAGATGGTATAGACATCCTTACGGAAGTAGCCTACGCCATTGCCGTAGGTACTCTGCGTCGTGGTGTCATCGACGAGAATGTAGTTAGGTGTTTTCCTAAAATTGACCATCATGGTCTCAAGTCCAGCAAGACCACTGCAAGACCCGGCAAGGAATTGATTCTCCTTGGCAAGCCTATTGGTCTCTGCGAGCTCCATGAAATAGCCCCTTGCGTTAAAAAGATTCTCCTGTGCCATCTCTATTTCCTTTCCCGTATCTTCTCCAGTTCTTCCGCTTCCCTGGCCTTGGCCTCCAGTTCAGTCAAGGCCCGCCAGCATTCGAGGCGCAACACTTCCTTTTCCTTCGTGACGTCCCCATCCGTGAGCGCACGAAGTTGCACGTTATATAGTTCGATGAAATTCACAACCCCAGGATCCTCATCCGATTCCTGTGTTTTTCGGAAAAAGTGCGGGAACGAGTTCGCCATCACCCGTTTCACATGCCCATACCAAAGCATTGTCCCTACTCGTTCACCTGGGGTGAGCGTCATCTCCTCGACGACGCGTCCCTGGTCATCAAGTGCGTCACCATATCCAGCAGCCCGTCCATCAGCGTCACGGTACAGCCACATGGCCACATTGTCCAGCCATTCCATGTTCTGCGTCTCGACAAACTTCTGGTAATACTTTTCCGCATAGAGGTACTCCTCGAAGGACACCCCGTGCCTGATCAGCGGGTCAGCCGCATGGAGGCCACAGACAACATCCAACCTATTGTCCATGTCCTCCAATTGGCTGATATACTCCAACTGCCCGATGAAATCCTGTATTTCCCAGGTTTTGAGATAGACGATGCGTTCCTTTCCGTCCACCGTCGTCTGGCATTTCCATCCGAAGCGCGTCTTCCTCTCTACGGTCAGACCGCAGAACTCAACTAGCAGAATGGTCTTTACCACTGTCATATCCTCGTGGACGACGAGTAGGTCGAACACCCTGCGAAGCTGCTCCTGCGTCAGCTGACTCCAGGAGACAGTAACGGTGAAATTCACCGTTACCGTCCGTCTTGACTTATCCACCGAAGAAGTAGCCTGGTTTGTCCTTTGTGTTCTCGAAATTCTCATGATGATTCGCTTTGTAGTTCGAACTGTTCCGATACTGTCTGAATGTATCCGCATGCTCGTCGGCATCGAGGAGGCGCATCATTTTTCTGAACAAGCCGGTTCCCCGACAGACAGACGTATTTCTTGAAGAAAAGGACCAGCGGACTATCATTCTCCGCTGCATCCACCATCTTCTCTCCAGCCTCTCCGAGCAATGACTCCGTACTACAGACAAGCTGTTCCCCTATAGCCCCTTGCACGCTCAAATACACCTCCTCGTGAGAACTTGCCCCAACGGGTAGCGCACGCTCGAAATCCACCTTGTCAATCGTCACCATCTTCGCTTCCTTTCTTGTTTGCTTGTCCACTCACCACCTCAGAATCCTTGTTCTCATCGAGTGTCGTGAGCTGGATCATTGGAACATCTACCGTGTATTTCTCAGACCATCCGTTGTAGTGTAGAATCACATGATACGGCTTGGCCATCACATCATGAAACGCCTTCTCCACGGCCTGTTTCAGGGTGAAGAGCTCACGTTTGTCACTTCCACTGTTGTTCATCTGGCTCTTGCCCGGTGTGGCTCCCACGAGGTTGGGGTGCACGCCGAATGCAAAGCACAGGGCATTTGCTGCTTCCTGCATATCATCGCTCCAGTTGCCACCCTCTTTCTTTGACCCATCAGTGATGGTTGACACTCTCACCATGCGGTTCTCCTTGCCGTTCGGGTCGATGTAATACCCGCTCACCAGGGCCTTGCCAGCATTTTCCACGCCGCAGACAAACTCGATGATGTCGCGTTTCTCCTTCTCCTTTCTCTCCTTTCGCTTGTCTGGATCCGAGATCATCTCATTGTCGCACACGTTGTCCCAGTAGTCCTCATGGACTTCTATCTGTATCCGTGGCGCCGATGTGTTCTTAATCATGAAACGTTTCGAGATTCCTATGAGGCGGTATATGTCAAGCCATGCATCCCTAAACACGCTCGTATAGTATGGCATGGGGTAATACTGTAGGCCAGGCGTAGGCATACGACTTAGGATGGCAAACTTTCTCTGACCAGTGGGAAAGCGGAACAATCCCGTCTCCGGGTCAGGCCGTAATCCCATACGTACCTCCAAATCACCCAACGGATCCCAGAAGTCCAGAAGTGGAATCACCTCTATCTTCTGCTCGTCAAAATGGCCTATCCTAAAATCGCCGAAGAACACATGTTCGATATTTCCAGACTTCGTCGAAGGCGCATACTCAAAGCGGCAGAAGGACGCATCCTTGTTCCTGACATTGACAATCTTCTTCCCATCCCTGCTCAGTATGACGCATGTCACAGAGAAGTAGTAGAACTTCATATCCGTACACTGTTCCAAGAAGCACTCGTGAAGGGAATTGCGGAGGCAGAAGTCAAGGATCTCACGATTATCAGTATCCTTGAAGTCCTCCCTATTGACAAAGCGGATCCCCTGTCCGTAGCAGGTCATGATGTTGTACGCCTGACACTGCGCTGTGACCATATTGTCAAGAAGCGTATCCTTCACCTTGTAAGGAAGCATATTGTCAACACCAAACGGCACATATTGATAAGGCACGCCATTGACCGTGATAGGAATGACGTTTACGCGTCCGCCGTCCTCGTCGAACACCTCCGATGTATTTGAGCCAAACTCTGTTGTAAGAGAGTTCGCAGCGTTCCCGATTCCAGACGGGACGAGACGCCACTTTTCTACGCGTCCCTCCTTACCTATTTTTGCTAGCTCTAACTCCTTGTCACTCATAGATATACTTTCATTCCGTTAATCTCGTAAATAAACACTTCCGGAACCAACCGTATCTGTCTGTTCACGGGGTTCACCAATCTCACATATCCACCTCTCCAGTACTGGTGATGAATGATCCATCCACGATACTCCACCCGGTTTCCGTCAGACCGGAAAGCCTTAATGTTGAGCGTCTGCCTGCGCTGATAGGCCGTATCCATCAAGCGTTGCATCTCGCTGAAATGAATTGGGTTAGGCCCTTTTGTTTCCATAATCAGTTGAATGTGTTGTCAAAAGTATTATCGAAAACCCTTCCCTCTCGCTCCATCTCTACTACATTGTGGTTCCGTTGAGCATACTGATAGCTGAACGTGAATCTGGTCAGCTCGTCGGGATCATTGCTCTGTTCACTCTTCGACTCGGTAATGACGACTTCCTTACCAACGTTTGGTTTCCCGTTAGAGAACGTTACGATACGGACGCATCCAGAGCGAAGAACCTCTCCGAACCAGTCGGCCATATCCTCCGTGAGGATGCCCGTGTCAGCCTTGAACGTGCGGGTCTCCGTGATGGCGTAGTTCCTGTTTATGCCCCTTATATAGGCACTTTCCCTCTTAAAGCTGGGAGCCTTCGTAGCGGTCCCCGTGCAGTATATAAGCTCATCCACGCCAAAGGAGTTGACAAAGAGCAGGACAGGTGCGCAGTCTGTGCGTCGTGAGTCCACCTCATACTCCTGGAATCGTCCGCCCGCCTTGACGGTGTACTCCATCAGCTCCGCTCCCTCCTTTGCGAAATGTGCTGGGCTGACCTCGATGGTAGTATATCGGCCATTACCTCCAACAGGATCCAGCTCGAAGGTTTTCTCCGTGCCATCATCATAGCGTGCCGTGACGGAAGCCTCTTCCGTCCCAGCGTAATGCAAGTATTCGAGTCTTCCCATCCCCGTTACTTTCACACCAAGGAGAAGCGAAAGGAAATGGTTTTTCGTAAAATCCTCGCAGCCTGTCGGTACGTCCGCTTCACAATAGACTACTTCGAAGGTCTGCTTCTGTGTGGTCAGCGAGTCCGATGCATCTCCTTCTGTCAGTGTCACCTCCACGGAGGCGACGAGGCTCTTCCGGGCGTAGGGAGTGAGAAGATCTCCGAGATCGGCTAGTTCCACCAACCCATCTACGGGGAAAAGCGTCTCTGAGAAGACTTCCGTCGCATCGACGGCAATCTTCACTCCTAGGCGGTCTCCTGTGCACCCGACCTCCAAGTCTGGGATATTACGTGAGAGATATCTTCCTGACAGCCCCTGTTTGATAGTAATGCTCATATATGTCTGAATATACGGCAAAGTTACAGAGAGAAGAACGGTTCATAAAATACGGCTTTGCCAACAGACAAAACGAAAAAGCCGCCGACGCTCACGCGCCAGCGGCTCAGAATTCACTAACTTCTTATTATTGAAGCATTCTATATTTTATCAAAGAACGGCCACCGTCTCCAGCTTCTCGGCGATCCTTCTGATTCCATTCACAATCTGTGCTTTTCGCTCATCGCTCGGCCTGCGCACACCAATAGCATACTGTCTCATTACAGCTGCGCTGATACCAATCTCTCTCGAGACTCCTGCTATGTTGATAAAGTCATAGAAGTTGAAGAGCGATGGCAAGTCAAAAGCATACTCCACTTCCAAATTCGGCACTTCCTTTCCATCTTCCATAAGATCCATCTTGACTTCCTCCCATCCCTTAAGCATATCCATCATGGCAGACTTGGCACTAGCACCATAACCAAGGGAAGACGCTTTCACACAATCTACCCTCATGTAGCAGGAATAGTTTTTTTCTCCGACCTGTCTTTGTACACTTGCAATTACCTTCATATTTCACTTTTTTATAAAAGTTCAAAAATTCCCGTTCCCATTCCAAAAGTAGGAGCCGTCCGCCTCTTAACGGACGGCCCTAGCTTATTTCAGTAGATCTTCAAGAATCCTCTTTGCAGTAAGGCTCTTGATTTCCTTGCTTCCGTGCCTTGGAACTGCAACTTGAGCCCCCGTTTTCGGATTGACCCAGATGTCGTGTGAGGCACCATGTCGTTTCAAAAGGCATCCAGCCTTTCTCAACTGTCTAATGAATTCAGAATGTTTCATGAAATTAGTGAACTCTTGTCGTTTGACGGTGCAAAGGTAACAAAAAAGTTAGCACCAACAAAATTATAAGCTAACAAAAATGATAACACGAGGCTTTTTTAACATTTCGCCAAGTGTTAGTAACTATTCAGCAATAGTGTAGACATGCACCATCCTACCATCCTATAACGACAGGATGGTATGGATGGCTTGCAGCTGCGACTGGCCATTTTTCCATGCAGTGTCAGCAATGGAATG